ACCTGAAGATTGACGGCTGGCTGTAATCTGAATGAATTCTTTATTCTGGTCCATCTCATTAACGTTTCCTACTAACTTAAGGAGGCGGTCAATTTCTTGGGACAAGTTAGGGTCTGCGTAACCACCGTTCATTTCCTCAGCAAAACGCATAAAAGCAACTCTTTGTCCCTGCATTTCGATGATTGTAGTAAGCAAAGCCTTCAACTGTTCTTTGGTTTTGACTTCTACTGGAAGGTTAAAAGCACAGGTATTTGAAGGCTTAAAGGCTGGGCAATTAGCCGCAACAAAACAAGTATCGCATTGGCGCAGAGATGAGGCTTGGTTACTAATGACTGGAACGTCTTTAAGGACATCACGACCTTCGTCGTCTGTATCAACAACTGTTTTCATCTTGTAGCCAAAAACAGGTAGATTTTGCACCTCAGAAGGGTCTCTTTGGACTAGTTCTGTGGGCTCATTTTTCCGCATCTCAACACCACTGTTATCAGAAAGGTACCCCCCCAATTCCCCTAAACCTGATAGTAGTGGGGTATCACTGTTATCAGATACTACGTCCTTTTTGCCACCATCAATGATGTGTAAATCGGGTGTCTTCTTGTCCATGGATGCCTCTAGTTTCTTGTATGACCAGACTGCCACTCTAGTGGCTTCTAAGGTACTATCTTGGCTAAACGCCAAATAGTCTAGTCCTGCCTTCTCCACTACGGACTTGTAGCGGGGTCTTGCTTGATTCTTCATCTTCTTTGGGTAACGGTTTAACTTGGTTCCATCCCAGATGATTGTCTCTCCTCGACGCATGGGCGATAGCCACGACAATGTGCTGGCGGTGCTAAATGGTACCTGTCTCAGGTTGTCTGGCTTGGCACAGGCAAGGGCGTGAAACTGGGTTCCATACTGACGCTGGTAGCCCCGTGTGAGGGCTGCTAGGCTCGTTACAGACTCAATCTCAGCGCTAGGTATGACCACGTTCGGATACCGTTCACAGAGGCTTTTAAGGGCTGGTAACCCGTACTCTTCGTGCCAGACTACCCAAAGTTTAGGGTCGTTTTCAAAAAAAGGACGTTGGGCTTCTACCCAATCTTTGCCTAAAACTATGGAGTCAAACTCTGAAAAGGCTAGGGCCCTATCTGCATTGTTAACCAGGAACTCTTGGTATTCAGCGGCTAAAGAAGTTAGTTCTTCTTTAGAGAGTCCAGCCTTGTCTGCCTGGGCCGCTCCTGATTCGATTACAACCAGGGTGTCGGAGTCAAAGTGCTCCGATATTAACCAGTCCTTATTCTTGGGCAAACCTCTTTTGCGTAATCCCCAAAAGTTGAGCCCCATCAACTCAACTTTTTGACCTTCTAACAACTTTCTATTTGAACCTATTTCAGACCCAGAGAATATTAACTTCATTTGTAATCCTCCAGATACCTTATCAAACCCTGTAAAATTCTCTTCTCTTCTTTAACCATTCCTAATGCTCTGTTACAAGGTCCACACAATAAGCCCCTAACTTCTCCTGTTTCATGGTCGTGGTCTACTGCTGCTCGATTACGCATTGCTACATCTTCGTTTGGGTCTAAAGTTAAGGGTTCCATACATGCCGCACACCCACCATATTGAGCCTCTAATATCTCTATTAAACGGTTGTGTTCTACCCCATATTTTCGTAATTGGGCTTGTTTTGCTCTTTTTAGTTTGTACTCTTGCTGCTGCTCTAAGGTAAGAGATTTCCACCAATTACTCCATTTATCCGATGAGTTGTACTTTTTAGCGTTTTCTCGTTCGCAAACAAAACAGTAACTATGTCGGTAATGTTTTTCACCCTTTTTTACCAATCGAAAATCTTGCAAGTTTTTTTCTTTCTTACATTTTGCACACATTTTCATCAGAAAAATATATCACCTAATAGAAGAATTTTAATGACAAACAGAATATGATTCTCATTCGTCTTTATCAGCCCAAAAGTCTTGCTCTTTAGGGCGTTGGGCTTCTTTTGCCTTTGCCAAATTGACACGTGTAACTGCGGCTTCAATGTCAGACCACTTACGTACCTTACTTGGCGCATCTGGGCGATTCTCTACCTTTGTGTAACCTGGATGACTAAACAATAAAGAAGTTACATTTTGCTTTTCAAATACCCAAGCACACATGGCTGGGTCAGCATCTACGTACATCTCAAGAGGTGCTTTAGAACGTGCTAAAAGAAACTGTCTTTTCTTTAGGTCTTCGCCTTCTAAGTGAGCCCCAACATCAATCAACTCGTCATAGTTAATGATTCCATGACCTTGCAACCATTGTTCCGCATCGTCAGTCTTACGACTGGTAATGATGCTTACACGGTGGGCATTGGCGAGTGCGTAGTACAGGATAACTCCTGCTCGGATTGGTTCTCCAGATTCCGAACTTAGTACGCCGTCTAGTGCTAGTAATACGTTCACGATTTATCCTTTTGCTCGGTATGTCGCCGCTCTTCTAATTAGGGTCTGAGTATCTGGCAGTTCAATGCCGTAGGTTTCTTCTGTTTCTTGCGCTTTGTATGCTGTCCAGTACTCAGACATCTTCTTTAGGGCAGATATGGTTCCGTACTTCTTACCGGCCTGCCATCTGTAGTTGTAAAAATCTCCATAGCCCTGTCCTTCTGGCTTAAACGCAAAACGACGGGCATCGTGAATGTCTTGGAACAATGCGTGACCCTGCATAAGGGCTGCGTGCATTGCAGTTTCTGCATTGCGACGTGCCGCATCATTCTGTGCAGCGTTTAATTTAGAAACTGCTTTTGAATACCGTGCAACAACTTCAGTTGCCATATCTAAGTCTCTTTTAGCAAACTCGTCCCATACCTTGTTACGTGGCGCACCTTCTCTAGAAGGAACTACAGTCCACTCGTTGTGAGTAAGGTCGTAGGCTGCGTAAGGGTTGATGCGGCGAATATCTGTGGCGCCTGGATTAACATAAAAGGTAACTTCATAACCATTCCAGTTTTCAGTATCTGGCTGTAGGTTAGTACGGAAATCTTCGTTTAACATTCGGCTAATTTCAACGTCAGATAAACCATGGTATTCAGGGTGAACCTTACGGAACTGTATGTAATCCACACCAATAAGAACGTCTAAGTCGCCTGGCTGACGAGCAGCAGACCATTGGTATGAAACGCCTGAGCCTGCAATCCATACGTGTGCCCATAGGTCAGGTTGACGATACTGTTCGTTCAAGAACCCAAATAACAGTTGCAAGATACCGTTACGTACCCATCCATTGATACTAGTACCTGTAAACAATTTAGGGTCTAACTCTGATTCAGGGGCAGAAAAATAGGAAGTAGCGGAACCCTGAATATGAATGGGTTGAGCGTTACTTCCTAGGTTTCTGAACATGAAACTAGTTTACTTCTGGGTTAATGCCCCTATCGCTTAAAGCGTCAATTATCTTTGACTTAATTTCAGCAGAAGCGTCAACTGGCTTTAAAAGTCGTGCTACTGAGGCTGCAATTCGGTCTGACAACAACCGTTGTTCAATTTCCGACACTAGTTCTTTGCTGCTTTGATAGATGTCAAATGTAGTTGCCTGACGAGTTACATCTTCACCGGGTTCGGATGATACTGTGGATAGGCTTCCGTCTTCGTTGATTGTTACTGTGTACTTTGCTAGTGCCATTATGGTCGTCCTTCTAGTAGTTTTTGCTTACGTTGGTTTACAGCAATTGATACAGGGCAAAAATTGCACAGGTAAGTCTTTGGACCTGCTTCATCTTGATAACGTGCCATACCTTCAGACTTACGTTCCTTGATGGTATTAGGGATAAGTAACTTACTCTTGTCTTGCCAATCAGCACAGCCGTCTTTTGGCTTGTTGTGTCGTTGGTAGCATTCCATCGCACCTTCCATGAAGGTAGAACGGGAGTCATAAAAACTGTCGTCAATTTCTGCAAGGCCCATAGAACCTCCGCCTTTAATCTGGCGAATGATTTCTTTCTTTGATTCAGACTTTGCCCACGCACGAAGTGGCAACGAAAATAGTTTACCTTTGTGTGGCTCACCTGACGGGAATACGTGTGGCTCACACGCAATAGTGAGAAGGTGGTCTAACTGTGGGTCGCCATCGTACGGTGGTAGTTCTTCTAGTGTTTGGCAAACAAGACAGTACAACAACCGAAACATAGGTTCCTGTTGTGGCACGTCTTTCTGCCCCAGTAAAGGTACGTTACTCATTGTGCTCCTTATAGTAGTCCGATTATCTTAACAGATTATGAGTTCCAGAGACTCTGTTCGTGTGCATCTGAGGCTGCTTTTTGTTTGGCTGCACGCTTTGTTGCACGTGCTTCCATCTTCTTGTCACGCTCGCTTTTGACGCCAATTGCTTGACGAACAATTGACTGATGCTTGCCCGTAGTTGGGCTATGAGAAACGTCTGGGTAAATCCATCCACCTTCATGGTGAACAGCAATTGGGGTGTTATAAGACATGACGTGGTAATCAGTTGTATTTGCTACATCAGCAAGTTGGTTTGAAAATTGGGTACCGTTCAACCAGCCATGAGAAGATGGTGCGCCAGAGACTCCACGCATACTTGAACCCTGGAAAGGTTCACGTGCTTGGATAAGTGGTGCTGCTTTTGAGTTTGCTGTTCTTTTAGCCATGATTACTTACCTGATTTCTTAGGGTGTGCTTTATTAACGCTTGCCTGTAATGCAGCAGAGCCCTTAACAATTCTTCCAGCCTTAATAACACCAGAGCCTAAAGTTTGTCGGTTTCTCTTTGCCATTTTCTTGTTCAGCATGGCGTTGCTACCGCTAACAGGACCTTCAAAGGCTTCACGGCGACCAGTACGAGGATTTTTTGCTGTTGCAGTACCGTCTGGATTAACCATAACACTACGGTCATTTAAGTAACTGTCTACCAAGCCAGCCTTGTTTAATACTGACTTAGGCGTACGGTTTCTTACAGACTGCTGCTTTACCGCTCTTTTGGCCAATGCACGAGTTGCTTCTTCGTCGCCTTTACGGATGATTGCCATGGTTACACCGTCCTAAACATTGAGAGCAACTCTTCACGTTGCTTTCTTTTTTGAGTTTGTTTTTTTATTTCTTTGTTTTTCTTTATCTTGTTGTCATTGGTGCAGTTACCACATTCAGTTCCAGCAAAGTAAGAGGTGGCATCTTCATGACCACACTTTGCAATAAACCTTGTACCAGATACTGTATCAATTTTTCTTGATAAGTCCGTTCCACGGTCTGGAACATTTGCCATGGTTACTTACCTGACTTTCTTACTTTAACGTTTCGTTTGCTATACCCAGGAACAACAGGTTGAAGATGCCCTGCATTTGGTCCACTTGTTAAGTTGTCATTTCCTTTTTTAAAAGAAACTCCTGAACCAGATTCCCATCCAAGAGCACCTTCCATTTTAGAAGTTACACTATTTCTTTTATCTTTAAAAAAATCCCACGTTGGACCAGGAACAGGTTTATTCTTCTTTGAAACTTGACGATACAAAGAACCTTTATCTGATTTCCTACGGTCATTAAACAACATGGTTACTTACCTGGGTTAACCTTGGTTGGGTATTCAGAAGTTAAAAAACCATAACCGTAAAAAGGATGGAGTGATTGGCGGTTATCTACAGTTGCTTCGTCTCCAAGACCGGCGATAACTTCAGTGTCAGGGCGAACCTTGCGGTACTTACCGTCTGTGGTCCCCTCATCTAGGGAACGGTTCATCGAACGTGATGAGTTAACTGTCATGTTAGTTACCTTCTCTCTCGGCACGAATTCGTGCCATTCTTTCTGCTCTAGACTTTTGCTGACTTGCTGCTCTGCCCGAAGCAGCCGATAGTCCAGCCTTAATTGTGTCACCTGCTGCTTGTTTTGCCATTGTTAACGCTTTGGCAGAATCAGGATGGTCTGGTTGTTTGTGGACTGCGTTGTAGGCAACGTCCAGTATTCGACCTAATGATGGGTGGTAATTTGCAATTGTGGCGTGAGTAGCGTTGAACGCCTCATGGTGAGCGTGGTATGCGTCTGTTCCACGAGTTCTAACCATGGCGCTAATATGCTTCCAGGCATTGTTGAGGTGTTCTTTAAGGGCAGCGTGGTGCTCTGGGTTAGAGGTAGAGAAACCCTGTAGTGCGTCACGTCCTGCGCTAGGAAGTTCTACTCTTGGGGTAATTACCTCTGGACCAGCAGTAGGAAGATGTGTGGTTACTGCGGCTTGTGTTGCTTCGCCAATGTTTTCATCGCTAACACGAACAACTCTTCCCCCAACTTTTGCAATCTGTCCTTTTTTAGGAGTTCTAATCTTCCCTGTTTTTGGGTCAATCTTTTTTCCAGTTTTGGTCGTAGTGCGTACAGCCTTCTTTCGTCTAGGCTTTGCACTATCAGTAGAAACTGCAACTACACCTTTTTTTAACTCTGAATTTTTTGCCGGACGTACACCTGCTGCTTTTAACTTTTCATTAGTTGCTGGCTTTTTAGCCGCACGTTTTTGTACGGGTGCTTTGTATGGGCGTTCTCCAGCACCAAGTGCACCAGGTTTTGATTTAAACTTTGGTGTTTTACTTATCTTTTCTGCTTCACCACGTTCTTCATCCGTCATTTCAACAGTAGGTTTTAACAAACCTGTTTCTGTATCAGCAGGGTTTGCAGGTCCTACCCATGGTGCTTTCTTTCTCTTTGCCATTAGTGTGACATCCTGTTCTTCGCACGACGAGAACGGTCTTGAGTTACACAACTAAGGCAACGTCCCTTATGGCTGTTAAGGAACTCAACTGGGTTCATAATAACTCCGCATCCTGGGCATGGATGTGAACCTTTGTATTGGGTTGCGTTTTCTGCAATCTTCTTTGCTTGAAGTTCCATGGTAATCATGCCGTCTCCGTCATCCATTATTTAACCCCCTTCTTAACATTGTGTTGCATTGCAATAGTACGGTCTGGTACTGGCTTTGTAGGCTGTGTTTGTGATTGTTGAACATTACTAAGGAGAAAAGGTTTTAATTTTTGGCGCATAAATGTGCGCTCGACAGAACGAATGGCTTTAATCATTACAAGTTACCCAAATCGTTTCTACTAGTGCCGCTGTATCCGCCTGCTCCACCTGAATACCAGGATACACGTGGCTCTGTGTAATTTCTGTCTACACTTACAATATCTTCAATAGTTGGCTCAATGCGTGCTCCATACCCAAAACGGTCTGGAAACAATTGAATCTGGGGCAATGGTGGTCGAACCATTGCTTGTATATCTTTGCCAGGTACGTTCATAATCATCAAGGCTTGAGTGGTTAGACGCTCCATGTTAGTTGACCATGGACCGTTGTACTGCCATTTTTTAGCAACTTGGTCAGGTTCAACTGGTGCACGCCAAGATTTACTATGGTCATAAACCCCATCAAATGGATTAGTCACGTTATCTCCAGGCTGGCTTTAGATAAGACATCATTGCTTGACGGCGTTCGTTAATTTCTCCTGGGCTTGTGGCAATTGTGTTTGCTTTACCATCATTTACAAGGTGTGGAGCAGGAGTAAGTTGAACTTGTGGGGCGTTACGAAGTGAACGGTAAACAGTTACACCATTTGAGGTATCTACGACTGACGCCATTTGGCGTTGCAAACCACTCATTGGCCCCATTGACTCAGGCCAAAAGTACATGGATGGCTCAACACGCTCACCCTTGTGAACTCCACGTTGATATGATTTTTGGTTAACACGTGACTTGATTGAATCAAGTAGTCGGTCATCTCGACGGGACCGAATCGTTCCTAAATAACCGTCTGGATATTCTGCTGATGGAACACGTCCCACGCCAATGCGTGTTGCATCCATTGAATCACGGGCTACAGGAGTTCCTGCACCACCCTGATTGTTGTACCCATACATACCGCCGCCGCCAAGTGACTGCCAGTTCTGTGAGGGAGAAAGATTATTTACTCCACCAGCCATTAGACACCTCTATTTCGGCGGTTCTTTGCAATCGTTGCATAAACTTCGTTTATAGAAATAGGTCGAGTACCTTTACGACCACGTTTACCAACAGTTGCACTACGACTAATGTGCGCTTGGTCTGCAAAATCTTGTGAAGTTGCTCGTGGTCTAGGAGACATACGCTCTGGAATACTTGTTGCTTCTGGTGTTGATTTCCATTCAGAGTCTGTTTCGTGTCCGCCTACTTCACGATTAAAATAAATCTCTCCACCTTCAGGACGACGAGCATCTGTTCCACCTAAATCATATCCAGCAATTTGCTTACCTAATACACCTGATTTACGAGAGGCTTCTAAAGTGGGTTCTTTTCTAGAGATATCTTGAAATATCTTTTTGTTTGATTCCCACGCTCCGTGGTACTCATTGTTTGAGGCAGCGTTACCGTGTTCATCACGAAAACTTTGCGCTTGTTCAGGAGTCAATGGGGCATCAGTAATCTTTTCAGCACCAGGAATGGACACCATTACTCCTGGACCTTTTGCAGGTTCAGCAGTTTGAATATTGTGGCTTGCACCACCTTCGGTGTTCACAATATGAGCAAATGCTTTTGCACTTAATGCATCATGCATTATTAACCTCCGAAACTAGCGCCCTTGTCTGACGTTGGTGCCTCTGCCTTTGGTGCATCATCCCAGTTCAAAGTAGTTCCACGTGTCTTTGATGAATACGCAGAAGGACCGCTACCACGTTCGTTACTGCGCCACGCAAGGCGTGCGGCAGTACTTCCGGTGGTGTTTGTACTGAGAGCGAGAGGAGGTGTTATATCTCGGTGTTGTTCAACGCCGGAAACACCATCATCAAACAGAGATGCAGAAAGTGGGGATGACATTATCGAACGCTGTTCATACCATCGTCAAAGTTTGGTGTTTGACGTCCTGCAACCGATGGAATGGTGCGTGCGTTTGCCATTGTTGGCGCTGCTTCTGGAGCAACTGATGGCGCAAAGTTTACCACTGTGCGGTAACGAGCACCCATACGCTCTGATGCTGCTGCGTTTCCAGATGAAACATTCTTCTTGTTTGCTTTTCCGCCAGCAGTTGGGTCAGATGCTTGAGCATTTTTCTTACCAATGAGCGTACCCTTTGCAGGCTTTGCACTTGGTGATGAGAATGCTGCTGCTCCTTGACCAACGTACTTACGTGGTGAGTTAGCGTGTTCTGCAGAAGCAATTACTTCTTCTGGTGTCATAATATTTCTAGCCATGCTGTTACCTGCCGCTTCGTGATGGTTGGAAGGTGCGCCCATGCGACGACGCATTGCGTGACCTAGTGATGTCCAAGATGCCATGGTGACTCCTTAATCTATATCCAAGGATAAGTCTTAATTAACTTGCTGTAATGGCGAATACAATGGCGGAAATTTCTCCGTCACGGGATTCAATTGTGGTAAAACCTGGTTTGCAAGTTAAATCAAGGCCTCTAGGGGCTACATAGCCACGGGCGATTGCCAATGCTTTAACTGCCTGGTTAACGGCGCCTGCGCCTACGGCACGGAGTTTTACCTCACGCTTGTCGTAAATTGCGTGGGCGATTGCTGATGCAACACTCTGTGGGTTGGAACCAGCACTCACTCGGAGAAATGGCTCTTCGACAGATGCTACGTCTGGTGTGTTAGTCAATTGTTAGTCCTTTAGTTCGATATGGTGTGCCACTCCCGAACTAAAGGATAAGGCTAAATACGTTGCTGGTCTCTGTATTTAGAGTCTGACATTTGTTCTACGATTGCTTTTTCTACCTCATTTATATGGTTTCCAGAGACTAATCGGGCTAACGCATAGGAGTCTGCGGCGTTGTCATCGTTAAACTCAAGACCCCAACGCTTGTAAATCTGCAACAACATCTCTTGTTTCTTGGCGTTGCCTTTTCCTGCTGCGTACTTCTTTAGAGTCATTGGAGGAACTTTAAGGGGGTATTTACGAACATCATCAAACATGTCGTAAATTGCTAAACGAACTGTTGCTGACAACTCTCCCAACACCAATGCTGCTTGGCTGGCAAGAACTGTTCCTTCCATTGCAATACCTAGAATTTCAAGTTCTAACTCTTCTTCAACATAGTTAATAGTGTCAAATAACCATTGGCGAATATCTACTAGTCTTTCAATACCGAAATAAGGAGACTTGTATACCCACGTCAAATGTTTTGTAGGTTCTGCAACTGACATAACTGTCAGTGCAAACCCTGTCAGTGATTGGTCAATTCCAATCGTGACGTTACCTGTCTTAGGTAACCCACCATCAATAAGTTTAGTTGGCATTTGCGCTAAACTCCACACGTCTACAAACCATTTGACGTAAGTCGTCTAAAGTTCCATTGTTGTTAAGTATTTGGTCAAATTTGTAATCATCTAAATCGTGTTCTGAAACGTGACTATTTACTGCTTCTATACCTGGTCGTTTTACACGCCATATTTGCGTGTTGTCTGGTGACCACTTTTTTAAGTAATGTGCTTCGTTCTGAAATCGAACATCAGTTATCACTGTTGGAATACTCCAGTCATAACCCCACAATAATTGGCCAACCCAAAAAGTATCTCCAAATACTTTACGAGCACCTACACCTAAATTTTGCAAATGTTGTCGTACTTGTGGTTCTTGTTTCGTAACTTCCCAACCGTATGCATCTACTAATGATTGAAGACTGTGTAATCCACCATCAGGATTTGTCTTACGCTTAATGGGTGGGTCCATCTCATACAACAATTCACGAATTTTGTCCGCAAACGCTACTCGTCTAAATCCATATACCTCTACAAGTATATTTGCAACAGTGTCTTTTCCAGATTGTGCGTATCCAGATAGCCCAATAATCACATGTAGTCCTTTCGGTTGGCTCGTTGGTCTGACGTACGACGAGTAATCTCTCTTGATACCAATGTGATATCACGTTCTTGATTTCCTAGCATTACTTCCCACGCTTTACGTTGAACATATGCTTGATGATGCTTATCTTCTAAATCTTGTACATCTTCGTCCATGGAAATCTGTGCTTTGACAAGAGTGACTCTATCTCCCTTCTCTTTGGCTCCCATCTTTTCTACCAACAGAGATGCAACTTTTCTGTCTAGTTTCTTTTCAAATGTTCTTTCTTGAATTTGTGCGTTGGCTAACTGAGTAGCAATGTAATCTGCCCATCCAGTAAGGATTGTAAACATTTCGGCTAACTGCTCGCTAGAAAGTGCTGTAATGTCTGGTGGCAATTTAACCATTTCATATTTAGGTTGCTTTGCTGCCGATAATTGGTCGTAAACTGTTAGGGAATCAAGTTGCATGACTTACACCCTTCTTCTGGGTTGATGTTGCACTCAGGCATTACACCTGCTGTTACAGCGTCAATAACCTTTTTAGCCTTAAAGAACGTACGGTCTACAATTTCGTAATCTGCTTTAACAGTAAACTCTTTGTAAGACTGGTCAGCCTTAAGTTCGTATAAGAAAACAATTTCATTTGGCGCTTCATCACCAAACATACGTTTTGCCAGTTCAAGATACATCTGGCCCTGGAGTAAGTGACTTCTAAATGGGCGCTTTATACTGTTAAACGCTTTAAAGATGTCTCCATTGTTATCTAGAAGAAGTTCTGGCGCTTCGTAACGGAAGGTACCTGAACCAATAGACTTGATTTCAATAAGGCAATCGTTTCCAATTCCCTTAATCCATCCGTCAGTATGACCAGCAATTCGTAGGTCATTGTCAACAAGTGTGACCTCTTTGTACTCCATACGAGTATCTCCACACTTTTCACAGGACGTTGGGGAAGTCCCTGTTACCGACTCTCCGCAGTGCATACATTGGAAACGACCATACAAGTTCCCCATTTCATGGAACCAGTTCTGCCACTTATGGTGAATTGCGTGCCCTTCGTCAAAGATAGATTGCAAACGTAGGTTTGGCTTCTCTTTTTTGGACTCTCCACCTGTCATCAAGTAGTACGAATACTTATAGCAAAAATCTGCTTTAATGATTTCAGATGGGTGAAGAACCGTTGTAGAACGGTCTCCTAGTGGACGGCGCATGAGGTGTCGCTCAATATCACCAATTAGACGTGGTTCACGCTTCTTAGCATCTAAGAAACGTTTTAGGTCGTTTTCCATTTATTAGTCCTTACTCATTATGAATTCTTCTAGTGTCATCTTTTTACGGTAACTTTTTTGCCACTTACGGATTAATGCGTTCCTTTCACGGTGACTAAGACCACCCCAAATGCCGTGGGGTTCATCACGGCTAACCGCATCCCATAAGCATTCTTTACGGACTGGACAATGGCTTTTCTTGTTTTCTCCAAAACAATACGCTTTGGCTTTAGCAGCAATGACACGGTATTGCTCTTTATCCCTAGGTGGGTAGAAGATATCATCTTCATCTTTGGACTTAGGAGCAGCGCCTTTGCAGTTTGCATATGACCACCAGGGGTCTTCATTGTTGTACATGTATTAGGCATCCTTTAGTTTCTCCCTCATTTCTAAGAAATCATGCTCGGAAAGAATCACGTAATTCTCTCCATCCAGGTGAATGCCAAGTACTGGCGTTCTCCCGTCAAGGATTGCCTCTCTCGTAATTTTTTTGAGGACATCGGATTTTACAGTGCACTGTTTTTTACCAGTCCACTTGTGCTCAATCAAGAGGTCGCTTGACCGCACATCTCCTTTTCGTGACCAGAATGCTCCAGATGCTGCAGTACGTGACCCGCCTACTTCCTTTGCTAGGCGGTCCTCATGCTTTCTGGATTGCTTCTGTCCTTCTGTCTTCAAACCTAGGCCCTACTCTTCTTCTGCTTCAATGAGCGCAGTAGGTATCTCACGGTTATCAAGAACCTTTTTACGCAACTCTTCCATGAGGTCAATTTCTTCACGGATACTTGCAATAACGCTCTCAATACCTTGCCATTTACGTTCACCAAGGTAGAACCAACCACCACGGCGTTCAACGTAACCCATGACTACTGCAAGACTAGCAATTTCTTTTGCAAAATCGTATTCTCCTGGGTTACAGGTTCCGCCTTCTGCAAAGTAATAATCAAAATATGCAACACGTTGTGGGGGTGCAGTCTTGTTTTTTAATACTCGTACCTTGATGCGTTGACCAACACGGTTCTTGTTTCCGCTTGGGCCAACTTCAATCCATTCATCACGTTTAATTTCGCAACGAGTAAAGAACGCATAGTCTTTACCCTGTCCGCCAGGAGTAGTGCGTGGGTCTCCATGCATTACACCAATCTTCATGCGGTATTGGTTAATGATAATTCCTAGTACAGGGCGTTCGTTCTCTGTAAGGCTGCGCTTCATCGCTGCTCCTACTACACGGAAAAATTTATTTGTTAGTAGTGCTCCACGACCAACAGTCATTTCGTTCATATCCTTTTCCATTTCAGGAGCAGGAGATAACGCTGGCAATGAGTCTAAAATAATTGCGTCCACTGATTGGGACTCTGCAAATTGGATAACGGCTTGGTATGCCTCTTCCATAATTGTAGTTTCAATAACGATTACACGGCTAGAGTCAACGCCACACATTGCTGCGTACTCTGGAACCCATTGTTCTGCTGCTACCCATACAGTTGTAAAGTTTGGGTCAATTTTTTGGTTTGCAGCAATAGTCTTTAACGCTACTGCAGTTTTACCGTGTGATGGCTCACCAATTAGTTCATTCCACTGGTTTCCAGGAAATCCTCCTCCAAGGACGTAATCCAACGTAGTAGAGCCAGAGGTAAAACGAGGCATAATATCGGAACGAATATCACTAGCAACAACAACAACACCCGCACCAAACTTCTTGTTGAGTTGAATCGCAATCTTTTTTGCTTCATCATTTATCATATTTTCTGTCCTTGAGAGTTGTATCCATCTGGCATCGGATTGAAACCACCTGTTGTGTTTCCTATTGCGCCTTTTGCTGCGCCCTCCACCTTAGCACCAGTTAGTGCTCCATATCTAGACCCTGATTGACTGATGGGGTAACCACAGTCGTAACAACGTGGTGCTGCTTGTTGCACTGACATATAGTTATTGCCGCCGCATTCAGGGCATGATTGAGTTTGAGAAGCACTTTGCGCTTTTGTCTGTGCAGGTGCTTGTTGTTGAGGTGCAACATACGGAGTCATAGGTTGCTGAGAAGGTGGCATAGGGTTGTTAACCTGACGTGGTTGCTGAGGTGCCTGTGGTTGAGTACCTAATTGTCTAGCCCACCAGTCTGCGTTACTCACCTGTTATTACTCCGTTACTTTGCCATGTTTTTTCACAACGTGTACAAATAATTGTGAATTCGGTTTGAGTCCAAGAAATGCTGTACATCTTGTGACCAAAAAATTTACAAATAAAACTCATTTTGCTTCTCCCCACTTGTCTACTATTTTTACATCGGCTATTAACGGAACGATAATCTCTGGCAGGCGTACACCTTCCATTGACTCCCGAATTGCTTCGGCTGTTTCTTCTGCTAAATCTTCACGTGCAACTGTAACCAGTTCGTCGTGTACAGTCAAAACGACATTCACATCTGGTTCCTCTACAAAACACGAATGTGCACGAACTAGTGCTAATTTCATCAAATCTGCAGCAGAACCTTGAATCATGGTGTTAAATGCTTGTCGTTCTGCACGAAATTTAAGGCCGTTCTCTGTGCTTTTGAGGTCAGGAAGATAACGGCGGCGACCAAGTAGCGTCTCAACGTAAGGTATGCCGGACTTTCCTCTAGCAGTTCTGATTACCTTTGATTTGTACTTAATGATGTCGTGAAACTCTTCTGAGAATCGGTCAATCAAATCACGGGCTTCTTTATCGGAACAACCAATGCTTCGTGCAATCTTGTCTGGCCCTACACCGTAGGAAATTGCTAGAACCAACATCTTACCCACCTTACGTTCTACACCCATGACGTCACCAATAGCGGTGTACATATCCTTACCCTTGCGGTAATAGTCCAGTGCAACTGGGTCTTGAGATAGAGATGCAATAATCCGAGGTTCAATCTGTGAGTAATCAGCAACGACTAACTTGTATCCTGGTGGTGCCACAAACAAGTTACGAATCAACTTGCCGTAATCTCCACTGCTAGGGATATTCTGTAGGTTTGGGTCAGTACTAGAAAAACGTCCTGTTTCCGCTCCGTGTGACTTGAAGTTAGTGTGTGCTTTACCATCAATAAGGAGCGATTTCTTTTCAACTACACGTGACTTACCTGCGGTTGTGCGAGTAATTTCTCCACCAAGATATGGCATTACATACGTTGTCATCAACTTGTTTAAGTCTTGGTACTCAACAATTGCGTCTACTAACTCGTCCTTAGAACGGTAAAACTCCATTGCTTCGGCTGATACTGAGTAATGATAAATACTTAACTGCTCGCCAGATTGAGCAGCCTTTGTACCCTTGTCAGTAAGGGCAACTTTAATCTTTAAGTTTGGTTTAATGCCACGACCTTCTGGTTTTGGTGAGAACAACAATTCTTGTTTTTCTTTAACTGAGTTCATTGAAAATGCTTTTCCAGCCAATTTCCACGCTTTGGCTTTGGCTAAATCAATGTCAATTTCTAAACGGTCTTTAAGGTTCTGTAGTTCAACCATGTCTAAATTAGCGCCAGTAAGTTCCATGTCGCACAACGCAGCAATAACATCCATCTCTAAATGCCATACACGAGCAAGACTGCCCTCTAACTTAGGCTCCAAGAACTTGTACAACTTCCATGTTGCTTCTGCATCTAGACCTGAATAGTGAGCAACGTCAGTAAAGGAATGAACCTCAACCATTGCTCCAATACCCTTCTCAACTTTAATTTTGAGAAACTTCTCAGCGCAGTCTTTTAAACCAAGGGAGCCACGATTGCGGTTATCAATAACGAATGCCGCCATCATTGTGTCAAAGAATGGTTTGCTAGGAACTACGCCTCGATAATATTTAGTGATTGATTTGAGGTCAAACTTAATGTTATGACCGACCTTTAATTGGTCACTAAAGAAAAGTGGCTTCAATGCTTTGAATACATCACCAGGAAGTAACTGGTCCGGTGGTGTATCAAAAACAGGTTTCCACTTGGCTTGGTTCTTTGAGTAATCAGTTTCCTTTAACTCTTTACCTGTTTCAAGTTTACGTTGACCACTTAAAAGAAGTTCTTTATCCCAACGAAGAAAATCACCGTTAGGGTGACCCATAGGAATAACATCTGTTCTCCCATCAGTTGCTAAGGAAATCCACAACACGTCGTTTACAACGGGTTGAATTCTATTTTCTCCAACAGTTTCTACGTCAAACGCAAAACCATCTACCTTGGAATAAAACTCTACAAGGTCCTCAAGTTGTTTCTTGGTTGTAATTATGTTCATGTCAATCCCCTCTAATTAAAGATAGGGGAGCCTGGAAACGGAAGACAGGCCCCCCCATCGTGGAAGTATTACGCTAAGTTGCGAGCAATTTCTAGCAGTTCGGAGCGAGGGGTCTCTCGTACTACTTCATCGGCTGTAAATGAAACAGCGTTTGCTACAGCATCATTAACGGTGTCTTGCGACAACTTCCATTCCTCTGCAAGGTCACGACCACGAACGAAGTTGAGGGTGTACTGCGTCGTAGGTCCTGTTCCCAAGCGAGAAATCTCCCAGAACTCCTTATCAAGAGGTCCCTTGCGCTCATCATCGTGAGCCTTCTTGATTTGGCGTGCTAGTGAAGGTGGTGCGGTAAGAACTTGAACTGTTGGCTCTCCACCAGAAAGTACAAGTACGTTGAATGCGAACTTTCCACGTGGCTTGTCGCCAGCGATTTCGCAAAGTGGGCAACCATCACCCATGCAAACAAAAGACTTCTTACCCTTTGGGCGTTCAATCCAATGTTGCTCGTATGTTGCAAATGGGCGGTCTTGAAGGAACTTAACAAGTTGTGGTTCCTCTGAGAAACGGAAGTCAGTTGGGAACTCAGATGTTTCTACCTTGAGAAGTGCTTCTGCAGCACCCCAACCTTCTTGCACTGTTGTTCCAACCTTTGGCTGGATATCTGAACTATCTTCTTCAAGATAGTCTTCTGCGTTTACTGCTGGTTTTGTAATTGGCATTTGTTTCTTTCTGGTAATGAGGCCTATTGGCTCTCTGTGGATGTGATTTCCTTCCAGCGCTTTACTAAAGCCTCTGTCAGGTCTTCGTGTTGGTTCCACTCTACACGAGCGGTTCCTAGAAGTCCACGTTTGGCAAACTCGTCAATCGTGGCTTCTATTAGTGAACGAGTGTACACACGATTACCGCCAGTCTTCTTACCCTGAAGGGTTTTAGCACGAAGTCTGTATGGCGCTCTAGGTATGTAACCTTTTCGTTCCCATAGACGGATAGTTACTAAAGATTTTTCTAACGCATGTGCTAATGCGCTAAGAGTAAACACTTCAGTTTCTTTACCACCTAATGTTTTCATGATTGGGTTTTCATCCCAACCATTTGTTTCTCCCGACTTTCGACGGGAAACCTTTGGGTCTTCTTCTCTGCGCTTCTTTTTAGAAGAGCCAGGAAGATACTCTAAACCGGCAAACGCCTTTTCAATTTCGTCTTGACCACGTAGACCTGCCATTGGTTACTTCTTNAGNACCAATGCCCATACAACATTCTGTGGATACATCTCATCAATCTCTGCTTCAGTAAGAACTTCTTCGTACAATGCAGCCATCAATGCATCTTCATCCACAACACGAATTATTTTATAGAGTGTGTCTTCCAACCCATGTGCAGCAATAATTTCTTCCGCTTTGAGTTCATCAACTTTGCGAGTTACACGGCGTTGTTTAACGATGGAGCGGAAACCATCAACTTCTTCTGGTAACTCAACCATGATGTTGCCTTTGTCATCAACTTCTCCTTCACCATCCAGAACTTCAAACAGTTCAGCACGAAGTGCTTTCTGTTCTTTTTCTAGGTAATCAAGTTGTGACTTTAAGAATGAATACTTCTTTGCACGAGCAACTAAATCTGTCTCGTCAGTGTTACGGTTTTCTGATGGTGATACTTTTGCCATTATTCCCCCTACTGTTCTTGAATGAAGTTAAGTAAACTTCCTACCGTTAAATCTACACCACCCTTGGTGTTTATACCTTCACCATCAATGATGGCGTTTGCCACCGCAGTTTTTTGGTTAAGCATTTGGTATTGACGTTCCTCAATAGAGTCTTCCATAAGGAAGTCTTGAATAATAACGCTAGGCCAAGTGCTTGAGGCTCTACGGATACGGGAATTTCTTTGAACTGCTGTACCTGATGACCACGGTAAGTCATAGTTTATCAGAAGATTGGCTTGAGGCAAATCCACACCATATCCACCGGCGTCAGTTGATATGAGAACCCTAACTTCTTTAGAGGTTTGAAAAAGAACTTTAGATTCTTCTTTTTCTTTAGAATTCATCATTCCCGAGTAACTAGTGTTACCAATCTTCTTTTTGGTTAGAGCACTTTCTATCAAGGGCAACATCCCTAAATAACACGTGAACACAACTACCTTGGCGTTTTCGTCAGTGTTTAGGTGGTCTTCAATGTACTCAATAAGTGCCTCTAATTTAGGGGATTTAACGGCGGAGTCAAGGAGTCCCTGCTCTGAAAGTCCTAGAAGGTATTCTGAGCCTTCTCCGCCCTGTTCAGAGGCTTTTGATGCACTATTGCGGAGTAGGTCAGGATGGTCGCACAGCATTCTCATAGCAGTTATTTTGCTCATAATTCGTCCACGCATTTCGTCCATAGGTCCACCCATTTGNTATCCATGTCCATAGTGCGCTTCTAAAGAAAAAGAACCCCCGAATAATTCTTGGGCGTCAACTAANTCGGTAAGAAGTTCTGATGAAATAGTTTTGTACAAATTTTTTCCAGCCTTATCAAACCCAATTAGGTCTGGCTCTAAATGAATTGTTTCTGGAAGATATGGGGCAACATCTGGGTCTTTTTGAGTTTTACGAACAGATACTTGTTTCATCTTTTCGTGGAATATAGGTAAATTGCGGTAACGCTGAACTCCGCCAAAGTGATTGCGTACAATAAAAGTTTGGTCAAATAAATCAAACCGACCAAGAACAGTGTCGTCTACAAATTGCATGATGCTGTACAACTCTTCTGGTCTTCCGTTTTCAATAGGAGTTCCAGTTAATGCAAACCTAATAGGTACATTTCGTGAAAGTTTCTTTACAACTTTAGAGCGTTGAGATTTAAACCCTTTGATAGCAGTTGCTTCATCGCAAACAATTGCACCCCACTCATAATCTTTTATTAGTTCCCAATCAGCAACAACTGTTTCGTAGTTGGCGATGATGTAACCCGTATGGTTTTCCCATTCCATGTCACGTGACCAACGAATCATTCGTGTAGACTTTGCACCATCAATCACAGAAGCGTAATCATCTGAAAATTTATTGATTTCTTTTTGCCATTGGTACTTCAAACTAGACAATGCAATAACAAGAGTTGGCTTATTTAATACTCCGTCTTCCTTTAACTTTTCAAGAGCAGCGATAGTCATACAGGTTTTACCTAAACCCATTTCGTATGCAACAAGCATTTTCTTGCGTGCAACCATGCGTTCTACTGCTTCTGGTTGATAAGGGAATAAAGTTCCTTTAAACATCTATAGGTGTTGGCGCAGTTGCTTTACTGCCGCAAAGCGCACACTCCATGTCTAACATGTACAAAGAAATCTCACCATCTTCAAACATTGCTTGAACATTCCATAGCATGGAGCCACAGATGCAAACATGAAGAGGGTTATCTTTGTCTCTTAAATCCATCATAGGTATGCTGCCTTACCCCATACTCGGTCTTTGGCTGTCTCTAAGCCCTGTGCAATCTCAGACTCAACCATATCTCCAACGTCTTTAACGTCTATACCTTCGTAGTTAAAGAACTTTAATTCCATGCCGTACTTCCGTGAGAACCCCATCATCTGTTCGCAGGCTTTCTTCCCTGCTTGGTCATTGTCGAATGCCGCAATGACTTGAGGTACACGTCGCATAATCTTTGCCTGGTCTTCGCTCAAAATTGCTCCGTATGTGGAAATAGAATTATGACCTAACCCAGTTAACCTAACCGCATCAAGGGGAGACTCAACAACAATCAATGGACGTTCTTCATCCATAATCTCAATACCAAATACAGTCTTAGACTTCTTAACTCCTGCAGGTTGGTTCTTAAAGAATCTACCTCGTGCGCCTTTTTCTTGCCATCCCCATAACTTGAAAGTCTCTGGGTCACGGATAGTGAGAATCCATGCGTCGTTTTTTGTATCCCACAATACTTGATGTTTAGTTACTGCTTCTCTATTCAAGAAACGCTTTTTAAGTTCCAAATCAGGCGGCTCTGTAAACACGGCAAGACGAGCCTCACTCATCTCGATAACCTCTTCTGTGTGGGGCATGTACTGTGGCAATTCTCTGATACGCCTTAACAGTACATCCACAGGCAGTGTCTCACTTGAATCTATATAATCTTTAGCATCAAAATAATCCATGCCTTTAACATCAGCAACAAGAGTGTAAATGTTTCCCTTGTAACCGCAGGAAAAACAAAAGTGAACTCCAGTTACAGAATTAATCCACCAGTCAGGGTGAACATCTTCTTTACCTGTACGTGCCTTGTGCATTGGGCATAGGCCTTGCACTTCATCACCACGTTGAGCAGTAAGAGAAATATCTAAAGAGAGAAGTACTCTCTCAACATCAATCATCATCTATGTCGCTCCAACTAGAACAGAATTCACACTTCATCATCTCTTCTTCATCGTGAAAACAGCCAGTAGACCAACGCCATGTAAGAGGTGTTTCTGTAGGTCCACAGTTACGTGATGCAACTACCTTTAACAAACGAATTTTTTCGTCTTCCTCTACAGGCTCTAAACCCAATATAACGTCTGAATCCTGGAAGAAGGAAGATGAGTAACCAATAGAATCGGCAGTTACCTTTCCAGCACGCATCTTCCAAAGAAGAGTCTGTGTAGTAATGATGATAGGAAGGTTCACACGCTGTGCAAGTCTTTTCATAGCACGGGTAATGTTAGTGATTGCTTGTGGAGTATTCATCTCACCAGTCAACTCATCCATCATCAAATACACACCGTCTACAAATACGATGTCTGGCTTCATCTGTTCAATCTTTGCTGCTAATGCAGAAACTGTAATTCCGTTAACTGCGTCAACCAAATGGAATGGGTGCATAGCCTCCATTTCGTTAAGCATTGCTACATAACGGTCATCTTCACGAGGCTTTAACTTTCCACGACGTAAACGACCGTGGTCAATATGTGCACGCATAGCATCGTGACGTTGTTGCTGCTCGTGGTTGTTCATTTCAAATGACTGAAACATTGGTGTCTTACCAAGTTTGTGAACGTTAATTGCCATCTGTAATGCAACTTGAGATTTACCTGTCTTAGGAGGTGCAATAACGGTGATTAACTGACCACCTTGCAAACCTGCAGTTGCCTCATCAATCTTTGCAAAACCAGTAGGAATACCTAAAAACTCTTCGTTCTTGAGGGATAGGTATTGGTCGTAACGTTCTTGCGTGTTCTTACTAAGGTCAATCTCACGAGTACCAAGTACACCTTGCTCGTTAACTTTGGTGATAGTTGCTTCCATCGCCATAAGAGCAGCATCGTGGTTGTTTTCTTGTAACTGCTCAACAGCGTTTTCTAAACCCTGACGAGTCAGCATACGACGGCGGAAATCCACCATCGTGTCTAATAAATAATCTATTGAATCTTCTACATCTAAAATCTTGTAATTAGGGTAGTGGTCTTTAACAGTAGTACCCGTTGGTACTTCACTGTATTCGGTGTAGTGCTTTCTAAGGAATTGCCACACCTTGCGGTTGTCATCGTCTAAGAACCATACGTCACCTACGCCACGTTGTAGGACAGGAGTAATCTCACGGTCTTTAATGACCTTGCTAACTAAACGATGTTCGTTATCTGCTGACAATTATTTCCACCGCTCTCCGCAAGACTGACACTGTAAGTATGAATTACCGTTAACCCAAATGCGTTGCACATCGTGTGCGTGACACATTGGGCAATTGGTGTTTGCTATGTTTCCCATAACGCCCTCCCTCAAGGACTAGATGTTGCCTATTTCTACACCCGCAGACCCATATCGTGCAACTTGGTCTGGAATGTCTATGACCGCTTTTAAGTTCGGTCTGTAGGGAAGCAACCCTACCACTTCGTCACGGTTTTCATAAAGTTGCCAGTAATTAAACGGATTGACAACCCTACGCTCAAACTTCTCGAACGCCTGTTCGAGCAATTCTTCCGACCAACCGTCAACTTCAAACCCTGCAAGTTCTAAGGAAAGTCCGTAGTCTCCTGATATTTTCCACAACTTGTTTAAAGGAAGTACATCAAGTTCTCCAACTTTGTACTCAGTCTTCTTTACAAGTAACTTACGGGATTCTTCTTCCTTAAGTTTAACTACAACATCGGATATAACAATGACCTGTGGTGAGGAGACATTTGAAATGTCCCCGCCTTTCATAGCACTTCTATCTTGGCGTACTTAATAACAAATTCTCTAAACTTTGCTGCATCTGAGTTTGCTTCAAGAGCCATTTCTTCGGGTATCTCGTTAGGAACTAAAATTGAATAATGACCTGTGAGTTTTATCTTTTCGTTTACAAACTGAATATGTTTGCAAGAGTCTTTCTTTAAAAAGACAGGACAGGTACAACGAGTTTCTTTTGTATCTGTCTCTACTTCAACCTCAAAAATACCCATGCCTTGGGCAGAGATAAACTGCTGAACGGTTCTCCAAGCAGAACTCATTTGAGGTCCTTTCACTGTGCACCACGAAGGTCTGCACCAAGTATAGGAACTCTTACGAATGCTTCATTGGCGAAACTACCCATTGCTTCTCCGTATTTTGCCTCCCAATCTTCTAGACGAACATTGGTAGTAACAATTGTTGGTAAACCTTTGTCATAACGAAGTCTGAGGATTTCATCAAAAGAAGTATCGTCATACTTAGAGCCATATTCTTTTCCTAAATCATCAATGACCAGAATACGGACATTGAGCCAATCAAACTTAGAACGACCGTGCAACCCGTCAATCTCGTAATTCATCTCACGCTTATCTTCGCCATCGGCATCAAATGTTGACTTCTTGCGAGAAAGAAACTCCGGGTAAGTCATGTAATAAATAGGGCGCAACCTAATGCCGTAGTCAGATGGGTTGACTTGTAGAAGGCGTGCAGCCTTCCCATCTTCGTCAGAGAGGCGACGGATTACCTCCATGGCAGCGACTACGGCATGAGTTGTTTTCCCTATCCCAGGACCGCCATCAAAGACTAGGCCAACGCCATTGACTCCGATGTTTCCAATTTGCTTTACAACGTGACCGTTCACCACATCATCAATCCAGTTACTCACCTCATCAGGAAAAGAACCAGCACGGTCAATAATGTCCTGCGGTTCCAAACCAATGAAACGGTGTGGGATATTTGAGTTACGAAGAAGCCAGTGCTTCTTCAGTGGTGGTAAAGAGTTTACGTCGTACATTAGCCCTCGCTATTTGTTAGTTATCGTCTTCAAATTCGTACTCATAGACACCGCCGTAGCGAAGTCCAACATTAGTAAATACAGAACCAATCAACAACATGACATCGCCAAAGAAACGAAGTACACGATTGTTAGTTGGGTACGTGAGAAGTTCTTGGTCCATCTTCGGCATTATGCATCCACCTTGTACTCAAGAACTCCGCCAAACGCTACTGGCTTATCAGTTGTCTTATCCACCTTTGTTGCTTCCATCTTTACAGACTTACGAGGTGTGTGCTTCAAGACCATTGACTTTACCCAACGCTTTGCTGCAGATGCATTCTTCCAAGAAGAATATTCGCTAACACCTTCTGCTGGTTGAATTGAGTTAATGCTAGTTCCTGCTTCCTTTTGAACGCTAACGATTGCTAACCAACCGCCGCCTTTCTCAGGGTTTAGTTCAATAGTTGCAAAGAATTTTGCTGCTACTTTTTTTGCCATTTTTTTATTCCTCCTAGGATTAGGTTTGTTCCCATTAGTGTTCCAATGATTACCATTAAATAACCAATAATTGTTTTCATTGTTTGTCCTTCCATTTTTCTATCATCTGTGCTCCTTCTTCAGTTATCTCAAACCGTGGTTCAAGTTTTTCATCGTAGGTAACATTGATAGCGCCTTTTTCAAACAAACTCATTAACGCTTCTGTTAACTCATCGTTTGTCACTGAGCCTCTTCTCGTGACGCTCTAGTTGTGCACGACCAGATAGTGAATTCTGGAAAGTACGTCCGTCACTTGCAGTCAGCCTAGCAGATGTTGGGGTTGTGTCGAATTTCGCAGTCACCTTGGCAAGACCGAGGTTCTCTCGTGCCTGATTCATCTTCTTTCCAAAAGAAGATAGGAACATTTTGTATAGAAACGGTGCTTCATCGCCAATGTTCTTGAAATTACTTTCATCCGCCATGAATATACGGAGCAACTCTAGTTCGATGAGAGGTGTTGTCTCGTATTGCTTTCTGAATTTGGCAAGTGCTCCTGAGAGTGTCTTGACGTTGACTGTGCCTGGGAGTAGAGGGTACTTACGCCCGACTTGATAACTAAATTCCGCAGCGACGTCCATAGGCGTCCACTCGTGCTCTGGTCGTCGCCCACGTGTCTTAGGGTCGGACTTACGTATCTTGGACTGTGGGGCATCTTTGGGTTCAACGAGTCCAAAGCCTGCCAAATCGTCTCCATCATCTTCGTATTTTCTCATAGGGACCTGTATTTCTTTGAGTTGAATCTTTGATTCAGAATCTTTTAATTTATAACTAGATTGGCTATTAGGTACTAATGGCTTATTGGCTATATGGCTACTGTAACTATTAGTCACGTAGTCACCTGTTGTGCGGACATTAGCGTCCCAATGGGCCTGGACACAAATGTCCACACGGTCAATGCCCCTCATGCCGCCAGCCTTCTTGGTTTCTGTGCGGGTAATGAAGCCAGCATCTTCCAAGGCTTTAAGGCCTCTACGGACTGTCTTCTCGTGGACGTTGCCTGTCTGTGTACCCAAGTCGGCTGCTGAGGCCTGTACGTGGCTCCTACGCCCTGCTAAGTGGCATAAAACGGCTAGGAGTCGGAACTGGAAATCAGTCAGATTGGCTGAGTAGGCTTGAACGGGTATTTGCACGCTTGTATCTTACTCGTCATCCTTGAAAGGGGAAATGTTTTTTTTGGTCTCTGTGTCCAAAAGGTGCTCGGCTACTGCTTCACTTAGAGACTCCATAACCGTTTCTGCCACGAATGCGGCGAGCAAGTCTACAAACATGCCAAGATGCTTAAACATAGCGTCGTGAAGTTCGTTGGCGCTCATGTCCGCAAAATCATCTGGCTCAATCTCCAACACGTCGAGACCGTCAGTAATGTCCCACGTGTCTAAGGCAAGGTCTTCAACTGTGTGAAGGGCAAAATGTGCCTGCGGTGAATCATCCCAAACAAGAGCAAGTGCATCACCCATGCTGAGATTAAGAAGAACTTCTTTAACTGGGTTGTCAGTCANAGTAATATCGCCTGCCTTACCCAAGGTNTCGTCAATGCCATCTGCAGTGATGAAATAGACCTGAGTCTTTACTCCGTGGTCTATGCAGGCTTGCATAACGCTGTTGGTAAACTGTTTATCCCGTTTCAAAATAGGGAGAAGAACAGTTGTGTTCTCTACTCCGTATTTTTCAAACAGGTCATCCATGCCATCTGTAACATCAATATCTTGGTAAGAAATTACTGCAATTTTCATAGCGCCCTCTTATAGTCGTGGTAGTCGTGGGGGTAGTATCTGTGCGGGTTTGTTAAGTTGCTTGCCAATAAATAGTGCTACAAAAATTGATGCTGGCACTGCGATGACAAGTGTTTTGTCCCAATAACCTAGCAGGTAAAACCCGCCAACGCTAAGGGGTAATGTGAGAAACTTATTGAGAGAAGACCGTGAAACAAAGCCAAAATCAACAAGTTCTAAGATGTAGGTAAGGGCCATGCCCACCATGAGTATTGCAAGAATGTAATCAGCCATAGGCTGATACTACACATCTAAGTTTGTATATTCCAATCCTGCAGGTGTGGTAATTCTCCACCAGGCATTCATTGGTACCCATTCGTTTAGCGTTTGTGCAAGGCGAAGAATTTTAGTTGACTTGTTAGGGTANTACAGGCTTGTAGAAGCATGTGGTGTTCCTTGCCAAATTGCTCCAACTAACTCTGGCATAGAGCCATCNAAATAATCGCTAGGTGCAAAAGTGTCTTGAGCCATAACCATGTCTAAATACAGCGTTCCAGCAGTTCCTTCTAACCTGTATTTTGCATAAGTTGCTGTTGAACCTGATGGGATAAGGNCAGAGATATAACCACGCATCCACATGTTTGTCAGCATGTGGGTATCTGAAACCGTGTCAATTAAAACATTTGATGAATCATAAAGGTCTATAAAGGCAGTCATTTGCATCATGTCTGCAGATTTCATGTAGTGAGAAACGTTAAAATAAATTCCACTTTCTACAGGGAACATTGAGTTAGAAGACAAAGACCAATTACCAGAAGCAACAAATTTTCCACTGTATGAACCTGCGTATCCAGCCAAAGGTACATCTGTATCTTGGCTAAATGTTAAACCTGTTAGTGTCCATTCTGAAGCGTTGACTTCAAAGGAAGGATTAACAACATAATTCTCCAGTTTTGGAGCAAGGTTTATCGTTGTTACTCGTGCTTCTTCATAATTGTTTAGAGCAATACCTTTTATAACAGAACACATGTCTACGTAGTAAACTCCAGATGCTGAGAAAGTAAGTATAATACCCATGTAACTAGCGTCGCTAGGTGCTCCATATTCTAGTTCAATCCTTGACCAAGCGTTTGTAGCAGAGTTTGGACTTCCAGAAGAAAGGGTACCTACTTGTACCCCGTCTTTATTGTAATAATTAATCGTAATAGTAACGTTACCTGCACTTGTAGGAGATTTTATATAGCAGGAAAAATCGTAAGGAGTTGAAGGTAGAACTGGTATGCCCATTGTTATAGGGGCATTGTTGCCCAAAGACATTGTCGCTACTCCAACCGAAGTAACCTTACAGGTGTACTCAGTATCAATAGCATAATCGTTTGTTGGAGGAACCATTTCAGTAGTTGTCAACAAAGTAGCGGTATTTGCAGACCAACTACCGGTGTCTTTATAGAAGGTAGAATCTTGAACACTGAGCATTAAGTTGCTAGAAGTCGTTAGTGTTGGTGCAAAACCGGTTAATGATTCAACGTAATCTGCAATACCTGTTGCTGTTCCCTTATCTGCATAAAGTGGGATTGCTTCACGAATAAGTGCTCTTTGGCGAAGCATAGGTAAATTTGGTTCTGGAGTTAATCCTAAGTTTAGAGTTTCTCCAGGAATAGTTTTGTAGTTAGAACTTTCCAGATTGTGTGCTGGACGAGCAAGTTTAATTTCTGTCATCATTTGTTCGTACGAAAAGGCAAGGGCGTCTAAAAACTTGTATAATTGAGAGTCTTCGCTTACTACTCCCAATGGGCTTAAATCAGAACTTGTTAAGACACGTGGTAGTAAATCTAATACCTTGTTAGTAGCACCAGTATTTTCTGGAATTACTTCGCTTATTTCTCCTGCTTTAACCCAAACGTTGTCGGATGTGTACAAGAAAACACGGTAAAAAATATTACGACCAGTATTAATTGCCGTTTGGGTTGGGTTTTCTAGCCCGTCGTAAAATGACGACCTTGTTATCTTTCCCTCAAGAGTTAAACCATCTTCAGACATTACTTCGTAAATGATGATTCCATCTTCTGCAGTTTCTGGGTAAGCATTTTGGTTACGTACTACCCGAAAACGTGTGAAGTTACCTGTAGGAGATTGCCAAGAAACTAGAACTTCATAAAACTTAATTACATTGATACCCATAGGTTCAACGGAATACGCAAGTTTAGGTGTTAATCCGTATCTAGATGCACCATATACGGAATAGCCGTATTTTGACATTTATTATGCTCCGATAAGTAGGAATGGACTAAACGATTCTCCAGTAGGAATTGCAGCCCATGATGAAGAACTTCCATTAGATGTTAAATACTTTCCGTTTGCTCCTGATTGGCTTGGTACAACATAAGCCGTAGAGTCAGTTGCAACAAGAGTCTTAGAACTTGGAATGGTAGTTGAGTTTATGGTTAACCCATTAACGTTGGTAACAGTTGCTCCAGAACCAATAGATGTAGAGCCAAGAGTAGGTGCTAAGTACGAAGATACAGTTGCCCAAGATGCGGTAGAACCGTTTGTCGTTAAGTACTGACCGTTATGGGTTGATTGGCTGGGAAGACCAGTAAATGTTGTCCAAGAAAAATCATAATCAGTACTAGAGTTTTTAACAAGTACTTGGTTTGCAGTTCCTCCAAGAGGAACTTTTGCTGCCCACGTTGTGTGAAGGCCGTATTCAATGTTAGCAAGTCTATCTTTTAGGCTATCCCATGTGTAAGAAATAGACGGTTCCGTAAAAGTTCCAGCCCATCCAGAACTAAGGGTTAGGTAAGTGCCAAGAACAGTTTCAATAGAGTTAACTTCAGCACGAAGGTAGTTGACGTGTTCCGCCAAAATGGTGTCTGTAAAGTTAACAACGTCAGAACCAAAGTTGCGTACTGCACCAGGGTAAAGGGGTGATGTTGGCACTAGGGTTTCCTCTCAATAGCAGGTTCTATTTTCTTAGATTCTGGCTTCATTTACTGCCTCAACTCTTATCCATTGCTTCCGTGGGTGTGGCTTGGGCTAGTTCTTGTAGCCAAAGTGTTGTGCAAAGTGGTTAATTGAGACTCTAATGAGGTTATGCGTGTTTCATGGCTTTTTATTGTTGTCGCCATTGCTATTAAGGTGTTCATTAAATCAATTTCTGTTGTTCCATCTGCTTGTTTAACTGTTTTAACATATGAAGTTAACCCAGAAATATCCGTTGAATTGGGAAGGGCTTTGACGTAAAGACGTTTGCTTTTTCCTACATGTTTACCAAAAGAACCAAACCAAACTGGGTACTCATGGTCGGCTGCTTGGAAATGAACCCACACCCCTTGACCAATTTCTGGAACTTCAGTGCTGATGTTTGCTGGTTCCATAGGCCATACCCATTCGGTGTAATGACCTACAGACGTAGTTAATTCAACTTGAAGACGGCGTTGTTTTTTGGGGTCTTGGTTTTTTATAACCGTACCCCTATAAACTCCAGGAAATTCTTGTCGTTTTGTAGACATTCTTATAAAAGTCCAATGCTGATGTTTTCTTCTTTGATTCGAAAAATTTCGTTGTCAGCACCGATTAAAGTGTTTAGTCCACTATCAACAACACGGTGTAGTGCTACTAATTTAGCAATTTTTATACCAGTAACTTTGTTGTTAAGTGTAGTTTCTACATCTTGTTGATAAATAGTTTGTGCAAAATCATTGTTTACATACCCATAGTCCGTTGTTAATACCGACTTAATAGATGCTTCTACTTCTGCTGTTGTGTATTGAGGTTCTTTTGCATATTGAACAGTGAGCAAAACATCTACATAACTAGGAGGTTGAACAGTGAGTGTACTTCCAATAAGTGTACGAGGAGAAACATAGTTGTAAACATCGTTTGCTAAACTTGTAAATTCACTAGTTGGATTTTGACCATCATCAAGACCAGGCTGTAAATCTGAGTCTCCAGAGTTTCTAGAAGGTGCTACATACAAAGTTACAGATGTCCATATTTGAGAAGTAGCGTGAGCCTTACCGCAGTTAGTAACGCCAAGAGCCAAACTTTTAAAATCTTCTAACGTTATTGCACGAGTATTAGCACGAAGAGTTAAAGGTGCTGCATAACGGATTTGAGACAATGTTTCTGGTTCAGAACCGCCAAGTGCAACAGATGCATTGGTAACTGTGACAATAGATTGCAGTGCAATAACATCGTTGGTTGAAAACCCTGGAACATAATCAATGTTAGTAAGAACTCCAGCAGTTACGTTTCCTAGTACTCCTCCACCAACAGTGTATAGAACACGAACTTCAGAGAAATTAACTGGAATTGCTCCAGAAACTCCATCACCAAAGTTAACAAATAGAACATTGTTTGCATCACTTGTAACGGTAAACACTTGGTCATAAGGATTACTATCAATTAGGTGCTGTACTTGACGCCATTTAGAATACGAAGAACCACTTTGAACGTAAACACTAAGAGAACCATCTACAGCAGGAGATTCACCAAGAGAAAAGACTTGATTAGGTGTTCCATCAGATGTTCCAACAAGTTCTCCATATGTGTTTGCGTAAGCAGAAACTAACGTAACACTACGACCTTCTTTTGCGGTCATATTTCCAATACCGTTATCAATTGCTGGGTCAAGGATTACATCTGAATCTGTTGTAAAGTAAACAGTGTTTACTGTATCTCCAGAAATTACATCTCCAGAGATGACTGTACCTGCAGGAATAGTGATTACATCCGTATCGGATGAGTTAGTGAACGTTAAATCAACAAATGCTTGGCGATAACCAGATGGTATATATCCATAAGCCTGAGCAATGTTTACAACGCTTTCACGTTGTGTAGCAGTAGAGATAAACGATTCGTTTACATTTCGGTCAATGTAGTACGACATCAGGTCACCCATATACGCAAAGGCTTCTACGAGAGCAAGACCAAAATCTGCGGGGTTAGTTGCTGCCCAATCAGGGAGTCTGTCTTGAACACGAGAGATTAACTGCTCACGAATAGAGTAGTAATCACGGCTTGTGTAATCTANTGGGACTGGCGTNTCGCTTGGAGGGACGATGCTCATAGGTTCTCCTGTACTGATATGTTATTTCCANTGATATAGGCTACAGAAACCACTGTNTCTGTAACTTCACCATTTGGAAGACTGTAGGTGATATTTACATGCGTTGTTCCGGAGTACTCGTCAAAAGAAACCTCCACGCTTTGTAGTGATAAAAGGTTTAATTGCGTAGGAAATGCTCGTTCTATTTCGGAAACAATCAATGACTCTGCGTCATCTTGAGTTTGCATAAAGGCTTCTGGAACAAGGGTTCCAAACTCAGGGTCAAGTATCCTTTCTTGAAGGTTTGTTCCAATAACAAACCTAACTCTGTCTGACCAAATTTTAGATTGGTCAGTTGTAGAAGAAACGCTTCCGTAAGAGTTCAAAGAAAAGGGAAGAGTCAGCGCTACTTCAGCCATTACTTACCTACCCATCTGCTTGGATGTATTGTGTATCCCCCACGTTTTTGGTTTACAAGGGGTTGTCTAGCCTTAAGTGTAGGGGTTGAAGGGGCTTGTTTTCCTCCTGTAGCCATTTCATATGCAACATCTCTAGTTGGAACAACAGTTGCTTTGTCCTTACGAAACCCACCAGATTTGTTTTTGCCTAAACCATCGGACATACATTTAAAGTCAATTGTGTATCTTCCGTCGTAAGTGACAAAATGTTCTGCTTTTGTAACTACCCAGAACCCATCAGTGTCGTTTCCGGTACCATTTATCTCAACCGTTTTGTATGGAGAAATACGTGGGTCTCCTTGACCCTTACCCTCCCCACGCATTGAAAATCTAGACAGATGCGCCATACCTTCCGCAAGTTCTTTAGCCAAAGATTTTGACTCAGCAACAACCGTAGTTATAACTTCTTTAAATAGTGGTTCAGTAACGTTTTTACGAAGATTTTTTCCTACACTTGTTGGTTTAGAGGTATAACTATGGCTTTTACCTGTAATTGGGTCAATGCCGTGAATAGTTTTTTCTTTTTTGTCATTGTTTCCTGACTCAAAAAGGTCTCCAACTTTTGCTTTAAAGTAGTCTAAAGTTTGTGCTTCGAATATAACGCCAGCGTTTACGCTTCCATCGCTGTAAGACAGCACTGGGATAGTAGACGAAAATTGGTCAATCATTCTGTCAATTCTTTGGAAATAAAGAGTTGTGTTGTTCATTTGTGCNTGGAATCCAATTCGTCCGGCAAGTTCTTGAATCTTTTCCCATTTTGTTAGGCCAACTAAAGATTGCATAGCAAATCTAACATTGCTTTTATCTACAACTGCTTTTACACCTTGTTCTTTACAAATTTCTTGAACAATTTCTGGAGCAGTTTTATTTTTCCAAATTTTATTGCCACCTTCTTTTAAAGGAAAGGAAGCACCAATGCCACGTAAAAGGACGTTGTGCTTTAACGTAGATTGTGTTGTGTTGTCTCCGTTATACACGTAGCCAACCCATTCGTTTTTTGCGTGCTCTGTTTTCCATACCACTTTAAACAAAACACCAGTTTTTAAAGCCTTTTGAAAATGTTTATCAAATGATGCAAAAGAAAGTTCTATTACGTCTTGTTTACCTTGTTCTTGAGTTAACCTAAACCACTGAGGAACTGCAGTAAAAGTAGGAAAGTCAGGAAACGTAACCGTAAAGGTAGTTCCAAAACGATTCTGTTGCGTGCTATTCACGAGGAATCCGCAACTGTAACCCTGGCTCTAAACTAAAGGGATTTAATACTTCTGGATTAATATCCATAATTTGCCACCAAAGATGGGGATTACCCAAAGTGTTAGTGGCAATACCTTCAATTTTGTCGTTTTCAGTTACTTCATACCAATAAAACCCAACGCTATATGTTGGGAATTGGCGGAACACCGATAGCATGTAGTCACCAGATTTTGGTTCTTGCGCTACAAAAAGAGTTCCATCCGCATAACGGCTGTCTAAATAAATCATTTTTTCTTAGGGTCCTTTGGTGTGTCTCCATCCCAGTAACGGTTACAGGTGAACGTCACAACTGAAAGTAGTGGTACCATTTTTTCAGAAAATATTTTGTGTACAACTTCTAAGCCACTTACACGAACACGGTAACGCATTTTATTTCCTAAGTGAAGTTCAACTGGACGAACAGGAAGCCAACCTGGGTCGTTAGTTTTTCCCATCAATGTGGTGTTAAAGTTAGTGTAGAAAGCATAACCATGCATTGTTCTAAACAAATACTCTAAATCGTACATAGTTCCTTTTTGCACAATTGTTTTTAAATCATCAGTTTCAATTTTCCAAGGGTATGGGTTTGCAATGTTGTTTTTAAATGTTCCGTCATTGTTTATCAACGCTATATCTTGAATACGATTAAGTATAATATCAAAAGAAATTGTACCTGTGAATAAATTGGCTGACATAGGTACTGCGGGGTCAAGACCAGCAGCCTCGTACACTGGATTTGCACCCATCATTCCAGCCCAAGTCATATTGATAGTTGTTGGGTTATATTGAAACCTAAACCCATACATTCTATCGTCAAATGTTTTTGGATTTGGTGAAGTTTTTCTGGCGTTTGCCTTTAACTCAACTGTGTTAGTTTTTCGGTCCATTTGAATGGTTCCTTTACCACCAGCATTTTCTTTGCTTGTCCAAAACTTTAAAGCATCTCCAACGGAAGATGAGCCAGCAGGCAACATCTTAGGTAGTTCACCTTTATTTAAGAAATAAGAACTATTAACTAAAGGAGCGTTAAAGTACCAAGGACCTTTACCGGCGTGTGGTTGCGTAGTTGAGTCAGCACCACTACCACTAGAATTGTTATCTTTTACTTTTTTGTTTTCAAACGCTGTTTGTGTTTCTAAAACCATAGCAAGTATTAGAGAAATTTGCTTTAAGTTATCATTTTGCTTTGCTTTAGTGTTAGAAATTTCAAGTTTTAAAGAAGAAATTAGAGCCGTGTTGTTTGCTTGTTTAGCATCGTTTAACTTTGCGTATAAACCATAACCAGGGGTGTTTAATGCTGCGTCTAAACTAGCATTAGCCTCTCGTAATTTTGCTTCTTGGTTTGTGTATTTCTTTTTTGCATTATCCAACGCTTTTTTTGCAGCCAAATACTTTTCTTGACCACCATATTGTGCGTATAGTTGTGCGTTAGGGCCTAAAAATAACGTGCCGTTGTATTTATGACCTGGCATTATTTGCCTCCCATAACAGAGATTTCATTTTTATCGTGCAAGAAAGACTCAACTTTTTTAGCCCAAATCAATGCTTGAGCGTCAGAAACGTCATGCAGATACACGTTAAAGTTTACAACTTTAGAGTCCCCAGTTCTGGCAGTAACTCCAGATGCTGATGTTGGAGAACTCATTCCAGCAGCAGGATTTGCATCTGGAATTCCAGGAGCCCCAGGTGTTCCTCCACCCTTAATGTGAGTTCCCCAAGAAGAACTGTTAATATCAGAGACAACTTGGTTTAACGGAGCGCCAGCCTTTAAGTCATTAAGAATTGTTGTATACCCACGACCTGAAGCATCTTTTCCTGTAAGAGTGTTGTATGTTGCGTCAACACCTTGCTGTAATGAGTTGTAGGTCTTAACTCCTACGGAGTTAAATATTCCTGCTCCTGGCATATCAAGAGTGGTATTAAGTGGGTTAAAGGAGTTGTTCTTAGTTCCACCCTCCCAATGCATCCACGTAGTAAGTGCAGTAATGCTGCTATCAGTTGCTGCAATACCCGCTTTAGCAAGAAGTGCTTTAGCAAACTCTTGGTCACCAGCAGTTCCAGCGTTAGGGTTTACTGCTCCAGAACCACCAGCACCTACAACTCCCTTTAGCATGTCTGAAGCATTGACAACTCCACCTAGTGGATTTCCACCAGAAAGACTCATGCTTTGACTGACGTTACCGCCAGCGCCGCCAACAGGTAGCCCTGCACCTTTAAGTTCTGATGGGTCTACTGGGTTGTTGTTTCCGTGCCACACTTCGTAGTGAAGATGTGGTCCAGTAGCGTTTCCAGATTTACCAGACTTACCAATTTCTTGCCCTTGGATAATGCGAGTTCCAGGGCTAACTTCTTTGTTACTTAAGTGAGCATAAATTGAAGAGTAACCACCATCGTGGTCAATGACTACTGCTTGACCATAGTCCGCACTAAGGGTTGTTCCAGAAACAACTCCGTCTTTAACAGCGATAACTGGAGTTCCAGAGTCAACATTGAAGTCAGTTCCTTGGTGAACTCCACCAGTACTGTCCCAACTTCCACCCTGTGCTTCACGGGCTCCATAACCTGCACTGATAAGTCCGCTTGCATACTTACCTGAGTTTAAATTGCGACCACCAAAAGAAGAACCGTAACCTGGCCTTCCTCCTCCACCAAATGCTAGTGCTGCACCTCCAGCAACCAATGTGCTACCTACAAGGGCTCCTCCACCAGTGGCTATCAATCCAGAGCCTACTGTCATTCCTAGGAAACCAAGAGCCTTTTTACCAATTTTAAGTAAAGATGTTCCACCCTTTTTAAGGGCAGCCCCCTGTGGGTTTCCACTCAAACCATCTAAATAACCTTTTAACAATCCCATAGACGCAATAACGTCTTTCATAGAGTTGTTAAATGTCTCAATAGTTCCCGCTGCTGCACCAAGTCCAGAGATGGTGTTCTTTTCTGCAGCACCTTGAATCATTGTAGAAGACGTATTCATACGGAACAATGGGTCAAAAGGATTTTGGTTACCCTGAGCAGATTTTGCAGATGCAAGGTCTGGGTTTTTTCCAGAAGCAATATCTACAAACGCTTGGCTAATCATTTGCTGTTGGTCACCAGTCATTCCTAACCCAGCAAGGTTAAGTCCCGCATAACCACTTCTAATAGATGCTTGAACACTCTTTGCAGTGGCACCATTAGGAAACATTGTTTTGTACAACTGTTGTGCAATGCTACCAACGCTTTGTGCAGTTCCATTTGCGTTCATAGTTGTAATACCATATTGGTACAAGTTGGCAGACATTGGCCCACCTTGAAGCCCTGCAATAGCAGACGCAGCATTTTGGTTTTGCATTCCAAGGTATGTTGCCGCACCTTTAACTTGGCGTGCAGCGGCTAAGTAATCAACACCACCCGGTGCGTATCCAGCATTGGTAAGGATGTTTGCAACTGCAGCATCAGAACCAACTCCAGTCATACCACCTTTAAGTGCACTGAAAGTTGCTCGCTCTAGCCCAGCACGTCCCATTCCAGGAGAACGTAGTGCGGCTTGGTAATACCCGCCAGCACGATTAACAACTCCAGAAGCATCTGGAGCCATGTCGTACATAGTTGTTGCAATAGTTTTAACTGCAGAACCTGCCATAGATACAAGACCAGAACGTCCCAATTTTCCGTACTCTTCAGCAACGCTAAAACTTGCGCCACCACCATTAGGGGTTTTGCCGCCAGTTCCTGTTCCAGAACCTCCTTGACCGCCACCATCCATGGATGTGACAGCAGGATTTGGATTTATATTTCCAAAAGATGCTTGTAAACGGTTGCCGCCTGCCGAACCGTTTCCACGCTGACCACCGTTGCTAAGAGAACCTTTTACGGTAGAGAAAATAGTGACTGCATCTTTTCCTGCCAATGAAACGGCAGTATGCATCTTATTAATTTGGTCAGTGAGTTTGGCGATGTCAGCGGTTAAGGCTTTTACATCTGCGGCGTAACCCATGTCATCTCCTTTAACTCTTTAACTGGCTTATTTTTAACCAGTTATCTCTTTCTCTTGGTGACAAATCTTTCACCTCTGTCAATGTCCAACCTACATATAGTTCGGTTAGTCGCTTCCACTCAGCCATTAACTGAGCGTAAGGAATTCTGCTAGAAACGAAACAAGGCACCTAAACTAATAGGAACCTGTACCTCGCCTTCGCAGTCTGGGCACTCAAGTGTGAGGTCCTCAAATTGAGGTCCACATGCTCGCTTGTTGATTTCATCAACAATCTTGCGACGGTCTGTAAGCCCTAGGTTTTGTACTTGAATTTTGCTCGCTACTGGTGTGTCACCAATGCGAGTAACAGTTTGTTCTAAAAGAAGTGTGTTTAGTTCGGCAATTGTCTTGTCTGCACTTAGCATTAATTCTTTTTGAGTAATTCCTGTTGGCAACTCCACTGTATATTCAGTTTTTTTACCTTCAACAATAAAACGTCGTCCATTAATTGGGTCTGCTAAGACCTTTACCTTAATGTCTTTGTCTAGTTCTACATCTACATCTTTTGACTCTGCACAACTTCCGCAGTAACCGCTTAGATGTGCAATGTTTCCAAATGTTGCTCTAAAGATTCCAAGAAGAAGCATGTCTCGGTCTCCAGAAAGAAGGTTATCTAACATTGACTCAGTCACATGTTCGTTACCAATTCTTACTGTTCCACGTTTTAGAATTGTCAAAAGCGCTTTACCTAAAGTGCTTGCTCTTGAAATTTCCTCTTCGTCACGACCGTTAAGTTCACGTACTTCTGCTTCAGTAGTAACCTCCCCAGCGGATGTAATGTATCCGCCAGGAAGGGTTACTAATGTTTCCGAAGGAGATGTAATGCGAACTTCTACTTCTTGTGGCTTTTCAGCCAGTACTTCTTGAATCGCCTTGTTTGCCAATGCGGGGTTAGCCGCTGCACTGATTGTTTTCGTTGTCATTTTATTCCTTTAGTTAGACGGCTGCTGTTGTTGTTCCGGCATCAAATACTGCAGCATTTGTAAATGTTCCATCCTTAAATGAACCCCAGTTAAGGTCAAAACCTTCATGTACTAGAGTCATTTGTTCAACGTAGAGAGCGTTATCTCCAGCGTTAAGGTCAGAGTATGCCACGGTTGTAGGCCATGCGTTGTATACCTTAAAGCGCATTGCGACTTCGTCTGTTGCTGCTGTAGCAACACCGGTTCCGCTTGTAACGTTAGCGCCTGCTGATGGAACTGGGTGATTAAGAACAGCGATTTCAATGTCGCAACGGAAGTTCTTTCCTGTTGCAAGTGTTGAACCGCCAGCCTGAACAGTTGCGAACAACTGCTTCATCCAATCCCAGTTTTGACGGCTTCCAAGAATTACGCCACGTTGAAGGGTCAACGGAGTAAAGGAAGTTTGTCCTGGAATCTGGTGAACAGTGGTGTTGTATCCACCTTCACGGTATGGGATTGAGTCTGTTGTTACAGCCAATCCTGAGACTGAGGTAAAGCCCATTGGGATTGTTACAGTCCCAAGGTTAGTGTTACCTGTGTCTTGTGGTTGGAAAGTTACCAAGAACCGAAAGTTACGGACTGGGTCAGTTGCCAACGTTGAGCGGCTATTTACGATTGCCATTGTTTATTTTCTCCTTCGGCCTAGTTAATTGTCTTTTGACTTAAGTCAATGACAATGAACTCTGATGGGTATTGAAGAGCAACACCAACTTGGATATGTACTTCTCCGTTGGCGATTGAGGTTGCTGTGTTGTTTTCTCCATCACACTTGATGAAGAAAGCCTGAGCATTAGTTGCTCCACGAAGACCGCCTTGGTTCTTGTACTCAGAGAGAAACACAGTGAGTGCGCTACGGACACGTGACCATAGTGCTTCATCATTGTTCTCAAAGATAGCAAACTCTGTGTTGTTCTTGAGTTGCTTGCGGATGTAGATGAGGGAACGGCGCATATTGACGTACTTGTTTGCTGTTCCATCTTGAAGAAGTGTACGAGCACCCATGACAGAAAGTCCTGCACCAGGAATCTGGCGAAGTGGGTTAACTGGTGATGTGCTTGAGTTCATTGAATCTAGTTCAGTAGAAGTAAACGACTTTTCTACAGAAACAACACCCTTAACAGTTGCTGTGATACCCGCAGGAGCCTTGAATACACCACGGCTTGCATCGGTTGTCATGTAGAGACCAGCAATTGCGCCAGATGGACCAATCTTGCGAAGAGCACCTGTACCACGTCCTACTGGGTCTGAAATGTAGAAGTGTGGGTAGTATACAGCGCCAAAACTTGTATCATTAAGGCTTCCTGCTGCTGTGATAGCGTTTGCAACAGTAAGATTTTCTGCAGTTTCAATAACTACAAAACCATTGTTATCTTCAGCCCAAGATGTAGCAGCGTTGATTACACCTGTTTCACCTGTAGACAATGCCTCCCAGATACCTGGAAGAAACACAACAAGTGGACGGTCCAAGGCTGAGAAGTTTTCAAACACTGAAACTCCACTGTTACCTTTGTAACTGGTGTAGTCAGCAGCAACTGGAGTTGTTCCATTAGAACCAGATGTGAGTGGGTAAGTTGCCGCTACTGCTGTACCAGAAGCACTTGCGCTGATAATAATCGTTGATGAAACAGTGTTGATAACAGTTTCAGCAAAATCACTAGAGGTAGCGTCATCAAAAACAACGTTTTCGTAACGTTCCAGCAAAATGTCGTCTGTGATGTCGTTTACTACGCCTGATTCTTTGTACACAGTAAGGGTATATGTATCTGATACAGAACCTGCAGAAACTACAACACGAAGGTTGTTTCCATCAGTTCCTGCGTTCTTTGCAGTAACTGTAGCAACAGTTGCATCTGCTGATGTAACAATGTTGACATGTGCTTTTGCTGCATCTGTGTGAAGAAGGCGCTGTACATACAGTTCCTTACCACCATTTGCGAAATAAGAGCCAACTTGAAAGGTGGCTGGGTAGGCGGCGTTGTAACCACCAAAATACTTGGTAAATTCATACCAAGAGTTAACAAGCGTTACTGCTTCTGGGCCTTGTGCAAAAGGTGCAACAACGGCGCCAGCAGCATTTGCTGTGACTCCACCTGCGAGAACAGGTGGGAGAAGGCGTTCACTGATATAAACACCTGGACGGCTATATGCCATTTTTTCTCCTAACTAGTTGGGTAAGGGTTCCTTATGGTTGCGATATGTTGTACGAGATTGGTGTCCATGTGCTTCTGCCAATTACTTGGCTGCCAGCATCATCAGGACCCGTGACGTTAATTTGTAGCGCTTTGTATACTTGGTTGTATGTTGCTTCCGTAATCTCGGATGAGACACGGACTGTGAGAGCGTTTACAAATAAACGCTTTCCTTGTTCTGTTACATCTCTTTTTGAAATGTCCAGAAGGTCTAGACGACGAACAGTGCCGTCATCTGGCTCCAATATCGCAAAGCGCATTGGAATTTTAGTTGTCAAAATCTGCCCCAAGATTTGACGGTCATGTCGTGGTTCACGGGCATAGGTGGTTACTTGGTAGTCAATGTTTACTGGAATAGGCCAGTGCATCATCCAGTCATTGGTTTCTGAATCGTATGAAACTCCTTGAACTGCTTGTACGCTTTGTGTGCCCTGTACTGGTTGAACCATGTAGGTAGGGTCGTTTAAGTAGTTAGGCTTAACCATTCCACGCATTGCACGGCTTGTATCTTCAGCAATGTCAATCATATCAATGACAATGTATGGATAGGACTGACTTACAACTTCTTGGCTAGGTTGACCAAAATAAACTTTGACATTACGAGGAGAGCCGTTTGCAACGGCTTTCTGGTCAGTAACAGTCATTCCCAAAAGAAGGTTACGGAGAGCCTCATCTTCAGATACTAGAAATGTCATAACTCACCCACTATCTTGTGAAGTGTTCCGATAAAGAACTGTTCTGCTTCTTTNGTGCGGTTGGAAGAACGACGAATGGCAGCGGTTGGGCGGCTCTTTTCTGTCCCGTACTCAAGGTCTTGTGCCTCACTGAGGTGGCGGTCATGGACATGAACTTCAAACTTGTTGTTGTCATAAATGACGCCCATGTTGCCAGTAATGTGGCGAGGCCATCCACTTGCTTTCGCTTCTTTACGAAGTTGACCAGTCATGTAACGGCTGGTGTGTTTTGCTGCTTGCTCTACTGCGCTATGGATATGCTTCATGATGACACCACAATTGTAGGTAGCATGAAATAAACCCCTTTTAAAGCGCAAGTAGTGGGAACTACACAGACCCGCAGNGGGTTACTGATACTGCTTATAATAGAAGAAAGGCCCCTACTTGAGGGGCCTAACTCTTACTTCTTTTTCTTACCTTTAATCTTATCGCCTAAATCTTCATCCATCTTTTTGTCTTTAGCCTTAGATGGCTTTTTCTTATCCATCTTCTTATCTTCTTTTTTGAACTTCTTCTTTTGCTCTGGGGTCATACCTTTCATGACTTTTGAGTCTTGTTCTTTATCGGTCATCTTTGCCATTACTTAGTCTTCTTTCCTGTACGAGCAGCCTTGCAGGTATTGCAAGAACATTTGCAGCCTTTCATAGCCTTATCTTTGCTGCACTTGCAGCCACATGATTTACAGATGATTAATACCTACCTTTACTGAGTTAAGTTCTAAATATTCTACAGCCTTTTTTAAAGTTTCAAGGCTATCTTTAGCATGTCCTATCATTAAGTTGCAGTCACGACATAGTAGGCCTCTAACACAAAACCCACAAGAATTTGCTGTAGGACAACAAGCATGGTTATGGTCTATAGAAGTGATAAATCTCTCGGACCCTTCTTCCGTAGGGTTAGGGATGCTTTTAGTACAGATAGCGCACCCACCACCTTGAGTCTCATACATTGTATTTAAACTTTCAACAGAAAGACCGTATCGTTTTAGGATATGACTGGCATACCTTTTAACTTGGTTGTACGGTTGAAATTGCCAATTTTTGCTGTATGTTTTATCGTATTCTTTTTTGCAAGGTTTGCAGTAATGATTACCTTTATGAAAGTTTTCTGTTGATTGCTCAACTTTACACTTGCTGCAAATCTTCATTTACTTACCTGTCGTCCGATGATATTTCTGGACTGCTTTTACGCCTTGCTTGACTGTCTTAGCCCCAGCCTTTTTGGTGAGGTTAATCTTGTCGTACTTACCTTTGTTACCAGCATGGTCAACAATGATGTCGCCCTTTTTGTTTTTCTTTACTGTGTGCTTTTCACCGTCTGCTTTAAATGTCTTAGGCATTTTTCTTAACCTTTACTGTCTTTGGCTTATTAGCAGCAGCGTGCTTCTCTTGAAGTTTAGCAAGTTCTACTTCATGCTTCTTCTTGAGAGCCTCAACCTCTAATTTCTGAGATACTGGTGCTGTGTTAGCCATATTCTTTAGTCCTCCTCCATTGGGGTATGTCAATGGCGCTGGTTCAATTTTTGTTTGCATTACTTCTTTTTGACCTTCTTTGCAGCGTCTTTTTTGCGCTGTTCACTGAGTGCAATAGCGGTGGCTTGTTTTTTACTTGTAACTACGGGACCAGTCTTTGAACCAGAGTGCAGTTTTCCAGACTTATATTCCTTAATTACCTTTTCAACTTTGCCGTGACCTTTTACAGGTGCTTTACTCTTCGCTATCTTCTTCATCGTCTTCTTCCTCTAGGTCATCTTCGTCGAACATATGGTCGTCGAAGTCTTCCAATTCTACATCTTCTTCATCAAATAGGTCTGGGTCTAACTCTGGTTCAAATGCATCATCAAACTCATTTGCCACTGTGTTCTCCTTAATTTGCGTAGTTGAGGAACTGTTGGAAGTTTACCAACTCTTCGCCGTTGCACTGGTTAGTGTCTACGGTAACCACACTATAGTTGTCTTTGTAACGACCACGAGGTAAAACACGGGTAGGAATAAATACTTCGCCTTGGAACACAATGCGGTCTTGGATATGGAAGTTAGGGTCAGATATAAGTTTAGGCAATAGGCGGTTAACGTCAGAGACNCCCATGACAAGGCGCAAGGTATCTACGGTATAGAAACCACGTTCGTTCATGATGTTGGTACCACGTAGTTGTTGGCCCATAATGACGGGAACCTTAATAGGCTCTTTCCACATTAATCCCTTGCCAGATTCCTGGTTAGATACGTCGTAAACGGGGTCTACCCAATTGGCGTAGTCTGCTTGGAGAGCATCTTCATCCCAGACATACCAATCTACTTCTGTACCTACAGGGTCACGAAGTTCGTCAGTGACGCCCTCTTCCATTGATAACTTTTCGTAATCAATCTTAAAACGCCCTTGGACTTTAGTTCCACGCATGGCGTCTCCTTAGTTAGCGAGTGGGTAACGAACGATGATTAAACCAGAACCGCCAGTGTATCCAGTTGTATAGGTAGTGTTGTAAGCACCGCCGCCACCTCCACCTGTGTTTGCAAGTCCTGCGCTACCTGTGTTGTTTAGGTTAGAGCCGTAACCCCCACCACCAAGACCAGGAAGACCAGAGGCTGTTGCTACGTAGTCACCTCCACCTCCACCACCTGCGTAGTAGTAAGTTCCACTAACGTTTTGCCCAGTGTTAGTTGCTTGACCCCACGCTGCGTACGAAGAGGAACCAATACCGCCATTTCCACCTTTGTCTGTTCCGGTTGCTGTACCTCCTATGCCTCCAGCACCGCCACCGCCGCCTGTAGAAGATGTGCTTGCTGTTTGAACATACGAGTTACCGCCGTTGTTACCCTGTCCAGAAGTTCCTGAACCACCAATTCCAGAGTTTGAACTTGTCGTTCCTCCACCAGCAAAACCTCCGCCACCAGAACCACCAGCAGCACCGTTAACGATACTTCCTCCACTGTATGCACCACCACCGCCGCCAGTTGCAGTTATGGATGAGGTAAAAGATGAGTTTACTCCGTTAGTTCCAAGAGTTGTACCTGTACCTGCAGTGCCAGCACCACCAGCACCTACAGTGCAAGAGTACTGTGTTCCAGCGTTTAGGCTAAGTCCTGGGGTGTAAACAAGTCCTCCAGCACCGCCACCTGCTGCAGAGCCGCCCCCTCCACCAGCAATGCAAAGAACTTCTGCGTTTCTAATTTGCTCTGTAGGAATAAACGTACTGGTAGAAGTAAAGGTGTGGTAGTTGTACTTTCCGTCTGAAGTAAATGTACCGCCAGTTGCTTTAGCGCCTGAACCAATACCGTAAAGAGTAAATGTGCAGTTAGCAGCAAAGTTTGCAAAACCGCCAGAAGGAATGAGTCCAATAGAAGTAATAGGGTTAGTACTTGCCCATATTCCAGAGAAAAAACACAAATCTGATGCAGAAGAGTTGTACTCGTTAACGCCATCAATACTTAGTGACTTGTTAGTAGAAGAAGTATAATTTGGGATGTAAATTTCAACATTAGTAAAGATGTTTGCTGTCCATGTGCTAGGTACAAGAGGTGTCATAATTCCGCCAGCCGCAGCCGAACCAGAACCTGTGTTAACTAAGTATTTTGCTGTCAAACTGTTTGTGCTTCCATTTATGAGGATGTTGCACCACTCAACAGCGCCGTCTGCTCGGGCGCTAAATACTACTTTTAAGTCAGTGTAATTTTGGGGGATGTTATCAAAAGAAATAGATGCTGTAGTTCCCGTTGTAGTGATTGTTTGAATAGCAGTATATGTTTTAGCCATTAGGATGCATACCTCACAATAACTACTCCTGAACCACCGTTGCTTGATGAGTTAGTGCCAACGTTTGATTCGGACCCACCTCCGCCACCGCCAGTCCATGGTGTTCCAGGTAATGAAAGAATGTTAGTACTTCCAGCACCACGACCACCACCACCGTTACCGCCTGCACCGCTTGATGAGTATCCACCGCCACCGCCACCGCCGCAGTAGTAGAAAGTTCCAGCAGCAGTTTGGTGTCCAGTTCCAGATGCAGAACCAAAAGCGTTTATAGTAGCGCTGGTTACGCCAACACCACCGGCACCGCCTGCACCAGTGCT